ATCCGGGTTAGCTACTGGTATATCTATTGTCTGACTAGACGCAGCTTCTACAGCACTGGTATTAGCCTCTGTAACACCATCTGGCACACCCTCGGTAGTAATACTAGTACGGATGTCTTGAATGGTGCTTAAATCGGCTTCAGTGTAAATAGGTGCTGCTGCGGTGGTCCGTTGCACGTTAGTTGGTGCTTCAGACCCAGTTATAATCAAATTGTCTTCGTTGAATAATTTCATAGGACTGACGTACTCGCCAGTCTCTTCAGATATCCTAGCTGCTCGGACAGCGTATCTTTGTGCGGTCAACATTGACAGAAGCTCTGTTTGCTGGCTGTCAAAATTACCTGTCCGTCCAATCTGTTCTTTTATATTTTGCTCAATAGCTTTTGTGTCTGACACGGCTGCTGCTACATCAGCCTCATTCATAGAGGGTAGCTGTGTACTATTATCGGCTTCCTCTATAGTTTCATTAAGCTCTGTTTGTAGGTTAGCGTCAAAAGCTTCCAGCTCTGCCCCGGTCATACCGTCTGGGTCAGTTGTGGTGGACGTGGTGTGTAACTCCATAAATCCGTCAACACCAAGTATGTGCCGCACATAAGCGTCCGTATCTACAGCGATACGTTGTCCAGATGTAGCTGCCTCAGTAACTGCGTCTGCATCCAGTCCTAGTGTTTTTATTACGCTATCGCTATCAGGTCGGTCTTGGTCAAATTTAGTAAGTTTGTCAGCTTCTATATAAACAGTGTCTACGCCTTTTTCTTTTAACTGGTCGGCAATAACAGTAGACCCATCAATTAAGTCCTGACCTTCTTTGCTTAACTTGCCTTTGTTTTTCTCAATTATTTCCCCGGTGGCTAACCAGCTACGAACAGTTTCTGCGTCTCTTTTTCTGCCATGCCATGTAGCAGTAGCAGTGGCTATATCCAGCGGCATTGTTACTGTACCGCCAGCTACTTCTAGCACGACTTCATTCCAGTTAACTTTACCCACAGAAAATTTTTGGGCTAACCCTTCGCCTACGCCTTCAGCAGTTAAACTAGTCCCTACCTGAGCCGTTGTACCAGCCGCTACGCTTTTAGTTTTAGCAAGTTTAGATATAATACCAAATTGCACTAGCTGAGTAAGACCTATAGTCGTTCCTCTAATACGCCCAGTCTTAATAGCAAAATCCACAGCTTCTTTATCATTTATAAAAGCGTCAAAGCCGTCTTCCGTTAAGATGTTATATTTGTATTTCTCTTGCACAGCGCTAGCTATTTCGCTGCCTACATCGTTTTCTGTAATAAAAACGCCCCCACTAGCTACAGACACACCTAGTAATGGGTTCTTAGTTGCCAAGCTTGTAGCTGCACCAGCAGCAATAACAGGCGTAAATTCTATACCTACCTCAGATAAGAAAGCGGCAGCACCTACCGGGTCTCTTTGTACTGCGTTAGCAAAATCTAAAATTGCCTCTCCCAAAGAAGCGTCTGGGTCACTTTTTAAACCTTTTTGAAAGTCCTGAGCTTGAGCTGAAAACTGTGAGTTATCTTTGTTTTCCCGGCTAATCTCGACAGCTTTTTTAAACAAGTTATAACCATCGCCAGCTAATTGACTACGCTGCTGGTCAGGGTTATTAGCAGGTGTTCCAAATATCATCTCCCCAAAAATTGTATTCAAAAGTATTCTGGGTATGCTTTCTAGAAAAGCAGATGTCCCGATTGCACCCATCTGCCCCGTATTGCCAGCACCAAAGCTGGGGGACATCATGTCCATCTCTTGTATATATTCAACAGCTTTAAGACGGTCTTGTTCGTTATTAGGGTCAAGCCCCATAGCCTTGGCAACCCTAGTAATGTGAGGGTCATCCATAAAATTCTTATCGACAGTTTCTAGGATACTTAAATCAGCTTCTTCAGCTAGTCGTGTTTTTACACCAGCAGCTATACTCAAAAGACCGCCAACAAATCGGTCTACTCCCCGGTCTAGTGCGTTAATTGTACCTTGCCCATAAGTGACATACGGAGTGTCTTTTATAATAGGACCAATAGCATTAAGCTGTGTTTCTAATTTAGAAAAAGCATCTATGTTAGAATTTTGTGTTAGCAAAAGTGCTGGGTTTTTATCTAACGTGTCAGCTAATGTAGGTGCATTATTTAGAGCATTCATTTTGCTTGACTGCTCAATAGTAGCTTTTAATTCAGCTACGCTTACATTTCTTAGAATATTTTTGTCAGCCTGTGGAAATAATTTGTGCGTCTGGTTTACCAAAGCTTCATGCTCAGGAGTTATCCGAGAGTTTACTTGAGTGTCTGAAACAAGCTTAGACACTTCATCAACACGCTGCACGGTTTCGTTTATAGGCTCAGGAGTAATGAGAGACCTAGCTTTATTATCTACGTCTTGCTCACCGTTATTTAAACTGTCAATGCTTGGCTCAGGTTTTACTTTATTATCATCCTGTTGAGCGATAGGAATAATATTGCTTTCAGTTAAAGCTTCCTTTTTGTCATCCAGTAATGAGTTAGTTAATACTGCCATACTACGTTCCGTCAGGAGTTGTTTGGGGTGTCAAAGCTTTTCGCAGTTCTGGGCTGTATCCCGGACCAGACAAAGCACCCATATCAATATTACTAAACAAGCTAGCTCCAGTGTCTATAGTCCGGTTTATTAAAGCGGCTGTATTTGTGTTACCTGTAAATTGGTCCACCATTACTTTTCTGGTAGCTTTAAGCCAATTTCTGTAATCAGCATTTTGGACATTACCCATATTCTTAGCAACCTCGGGTGTAATATCAGGCAATGAGCCGTTCTGTTCCAACAAGCTTAATGTGTATAAAAATTTAACAGCGTTATTTTGATTGGCGTTTCCAAATATATTACCTAGTTGAAAATCTTCGTACACTTTCTTCATCCCACCTTGACCACTAGCTATATTTTTAGCCATGCTGTAGCCACTATCAGTGAGTAATATTTGGGGGTCTAAACGAGTACCATCTGCCTGACTACCGCTGTAAGCAGGGTTAGTTGTTATTAGAGCGTTAATGTTAGTTAGCGTGTACTCCAAATCTCTGCTGTCTAAATCCTCTCTAATTGCTGTTAGTGTAGTTTCATCTACTCCAAACATAGACTGCACTAAACGGTTGTTCTTTTTACTATCGTTAAGTACCCCCTCTTCTGAAGACAGCGTAGCTAAGGCAGTCTCATCGTTAGCAGTACGAGCCACCGCCTTAAAGTCTTTTGGATTGCCCAAAAAGCTTTTATCAGTAGCTAGCTCTAAAAGGTATGGAGCTATAAACCGTTTAGTTTGGTCTTGTGTAGGAGCTACACCTTTTCTTCTAAGGTGGTCCAAAAAGAATTGGTTGTATTCGTTTACTAGTAAATCGCTAGTTACTAGTTTGCTAATTCGGCTATCGCTTATCTGAAAAGTGTTCTTCAGCATTTTACTCAAGTCTGTTAGCTGAAAACCTTTTCTAGCTGCTTCTGCTACTTCTAGCTTGCCTCGCTCAGTTTCTATTTTTTGAGAGATAGCTTCGTAGTCTCTTGCGCTAAGCATCCCCCGTAAAGCTTTTTCACCTTCTGGTCCTTCAAACTGCTGCAACACAAATGGTATGCTAGACGGCTTAGCTAACATCTCTGTTAATACTTGGTCGTAAGGTACACCCTCACTATTAAGCTGCGTGTTTTGCTGACCGCCTTTTGCTTCGTGAGCAGACATGTCTGTGACAGTCTCATTGTTTTTAGAGTATGAAGCCATTTTAGCTGGGACGTTATAATTCTCTGGTAGCCGGGATGCTAGAGCAGGTGGGATAGGTTTGTTTTCAGAAAGAAGGTTGTTTACTTCTTTAATAGCAATGACCTCATCCTCAGTAACTTTAGCTTTATTAATTTCCAGCAAATACCCTAGATGCTTTTCAGCAGCAGCTAACTTATCCGGCTGATTTGAAAACTTTTTGTATAGTGCCTGACGCAAACCTACTTCATCGTACAGGTCCAAATTACCAGCAGCGTTTTTCTTCATGTATTTTTGCGTGTCACCCGGTCCCTTCTCAGCAAGAAGGGCATTAACAGCGTTTGCCCCGTCTACTTGGATAGAGCTGTCTTTTACTAACTTAGTAAGTTTAGTTAGCTGCTCACCATTAATTGGGTTGCCAGCACCGCTATACTTTTTCAATAAGTCTTTAGCAGCTTGCGTGTTACCTGTTGCCATAGCTTGCTGAATAGCAGCATCTATTACAGCAGCTTTATTTTCATTTACTAATTTTGTTATAGTGTCTTTGTCTGTAACACCTTTTTGAGCAGCAATACCGATATCTTTATTTCTTACCAGTGTTTCAACATTTGACAGCGTAGCGTCTAGAGCTACACCGTTATGCCATTGCAAAGTACCCTTATCAATATGCTCAGCCATTCTGCCAGTAAAGATTAATTCATTTTTTGCTTTGTAGGCTACATCTTGGAATTTATTAACATTCGACACAAAGTTGTTTGTGAATTTTTCAGTATACTGATTAAGAGCGTCTGACCCTGACAGAGCCATATCTTTACTTGCTGTTTCTTGTAATCGTTTGACGTTCTCTTGGTAATTCTCAGTTAGGCTTTTATTGTTGTCATATGTAAAACCAGCCTTTGTAAACTCGTCCACAGACATGGCGTACTTAGTAGCTTCTACTCCGTTCTTGCCTTGTTGGTCTAATTCACGGGACCAGCCACCATTAATCTTCTTTAGTGCGTCTTCTCCACTTAAAGTACCTAAACCACCAAAGTCTGGGTCTTCCAATAAGTATGAATTTAGTTTATTTAACTTGCCTTCGTACTCTACAAGTTTGCGAGTGTCTTCACCTTCTTGCCACTTAGTAGCGCTGTCAGCTACTTTAGAAAGCGCATTAGACCATATCTCACCCTGTTGTCTTGACCCGGCTGAGGTATCAACTTGCGCCACATTCATAAAACGTGTCTGACCGTCTGACCCGGCTACGTTTTTGTATGCTTTAGCTCCTTGTGAGCCTACTGTAGGTATTCGTGCCATCAGCTCCACCACTTCGCATTTTGACCAGCACCATAAACATCGCTTGTAGCGCCTAGTAAGGTTCCAGCAGCAGCCATGTTCGGGTTGTAGTTATCTGCTTTGTTTTTAAATAAGTCAGCTTTAGCTTGGTACTCCATACCTTGTATTTTAGAGTTTCTAATTTCGTTATCTCGGGTGTCCCGTATTTTTAAAATGTCGTACATACCCTCAGCATTAACGTCTGCTAAAATACCCTGTACGCTGCTGTCTGATGTGTCATCTACTAGAAGACCTTGGGCAGCAGCCCCGGCTCTAACAGACCCTTTCATCTGCATAGTTCTGCGTCTTTGGTCCGTCTCAGCTTCGGCTGCTTGTTCTCTAATCCGTTGCTGATTGTGCTGTGCAATAATTACATTATTACGGGCAATAGCAGACTGATAGTTAGCCTGTGACTTAGCAGCTTTAGTTTGCTGATAAGTGCTATAGGTACTAACCGCTGCGCTAGCTACAGTTGCGACTGCTGCCGTAATCGCCATTAACTAACCCCTTTCGCATACACACGTTCAATAGGAGTGTACCCAAGACGCTCAAAGACCTTACCGACATCTTTGTGCAGTTTAACCTTGTTAAATATTTTTTGTACGCCCCGTGTTCCCAAAAAACCCTCTGACTTTTTTAGTAGTTTGTACCCGGTTAAACCTTTACGGTAGTCCGGGTCCAACCAAAACACATCACCATCAGCGATTGATAATTGCTTATAATGAAGTGCGTTAGTTAGTATGAAGATAGCATAGCCTACTAATTTTGTCCCGTCCCTTGCGGTAGTGACGTGCATTTTATCGTTATCATACAAAATGTCATAAACAGCCCAGTCAGGCTGTAAGTCTATTTTTGCTTTGTCTAAGGCAATCTCTTCCCAGTGCTTTTGTAGCAATGGTCCTACTTCTTTGACAAAATCTTTAAAATCTTCTTCTTGTATCGTTACCATTAATTTCCTCCCGGTACTACGTCAGGAATAATGGAAAGAATAGTCAAAGGCAGAGGGTCTCTCTGCTGTATAATTACTCGCCCGTCTTTATTCCATGACGGTGATAGTGTTAAGTCTTTATCGCCTTGCAGCATTGCTAGCGGCTGTCCGTACAGCGCTGGCATACCAAACTTGGCTTCTTTTAAATGTTGTCGGTCAGGTCCAGCATACATACCGAGGCTTCTTTCAGCTCGGACAGTTAACCTGCCTATCTTTTTAGCTGCGCCTTGAATAGCGCTAGCGCCTTCCGCACCTGCTACATTTAATCGCAGGGTCTCTACTTCGGCAACGTAACCTATGCCAAGATGGATACGGCTAGCTGGTGATGTTAAAGTTATGGAACCATTAGTAACGGTCTTGGGTGGCATAACATACCCGTTAGCAACACCAGTAATAGTCTCGCCTTCTAAGTGCCATAATCCAGAAATAGTAGTTATAGCTTTTCTAGCTGTGCCACCGTTGTGGTACTCAGAAAATGCAGTTCCATTTACATTAGCACCATTAAGTTGTAGCTCAAAAGTAGTGCTAGTAACATTAGCACAAGTATAGCCGTTACCTTGAAGCTCATCAGATAATGAAAAACCTTCCGTGGTTGTGGGGTCGTGTTTGTATACATCCCAAATATCAACAGTGTCACCATTAGTAAGTCCATGCGCTGAGCCAGTAGTTATTACTACCGGGTTTGCTTGTGTATAATTAGTTATAGTTACAGGGCTATCGTAAGTAGAACCAGCGTCAACAAAAAATGCATCTTGTATAGTTTTAAAGTCTCGCTCTTTAAAGCGTTCAATATAACGTACTGTGTCCCCGTTTATAACACGCTCAACTAAACAGTAAGTCGCATCTATATCGTTCTCTTTAATAGAAGCTACTGATTTAAATTTTCCTTTTGTTGTGTGCCTGTGCCATGCAAAAACTTCCTGTTCTCTAAGGTACGTTAGTCCTAACATTAGCCCGTCATCACGGACGCACCACACAATAGAATAAGGCGCTGGGGCATATGTCCAATCTACGAGAGTGTTATAGTCCAATAAATGCCTAGCAAGAATAGACACGTCATTACCACTGTAGCTGTCGACTTCATATCTGTACCCCAAATCTCTGACGTTCTGCCCGGGCTGCACAAATAGTGCAACGTCACCAGAGAGCAATGGCGGCAGTTTAGTAGCGCCAAAGAATGACTGTGGCGTAATTTGAATGCCTGATGGTGTAATCACATTGTCGATACCCTCTACCAGCCATTCGCCCCCTGATGTTAGTACCACCATGTCCGACATAGGGACCAGATGTCTAATCTCGTTTACCTTAGTGCTAGCAATGGTCGCTATAATAGCGTCATCATCTCTAGCAGGTGATGAAGTAGCAAAGTTATTCTGGTTACCTGTTTGTGTCATAAACAGGCGCTGTGGGTGTTTATCACTGTTGGCAAACACTCTACGCTGTTGGAAGTAAGCGACAGCCGATGGGTACTCTGTGGTCGCTGCAAATGGGTTTCTAGTCTTAGGTGGAGTGTCATCTAAGTCAGGCTCCATGTTCTTGTCCGTAAACGTAGTGTCTTCCGTTCTTCCGATAAAACCGTAGATACCATTCTTATCCCGGTATATGTTGTAGCTTTCCGCATTAGCAGCAGCAGACCAGTTAAGCGTGTTATCTATAGGGTCAGCACCGTTAGCTATTTTAATAAAACCTATTAGTAAACTACCCCCAGAGCCATAGCCTGTGTATCCACTGCTATCCACTTGGTTAAAGTTAATGTCTTCTAATTCAATAGTTGTGCTTGTAACAGTGCCAGCTCTAAAACGTCTGTTGTTCAGCTCAACCATGCCTGTGATACTTTCTAGGTGAAAGTTATCGCCTGTGGATAAACCGTGTGGCGCTGTCGTAGTTAAAACTGCTGGGTTAGCTTGTGTCACGAATTGCACAGAGAAAGTCCCGGAAGTCCCTCTAAGGCTCTCTTCTGATGTGTCAGAGTTAACAGCGGTAACTGTGTATTTATGTTCTTCAGAACCAGTGGTGTTAGGTGTTACAGTTACACTTCTTGGAAACGCCTGTGCTGGAGAAAACGTAATATCGTTAAACGTCCACGCATCGTGGTCCGTTCTAAAAATTTCTTTTGGTGGGTACAGAGGATGGACAATAGTCATAGTGTCTGCCGACTGAACGTAGTTCAAATCGTATAGAACATCCTGTGGATAAGGTGTGGTTAACTCAAAAACTTTAGACACTGTACCGCCAGAAGTATAGGTCGTAAACGCTGAGCTATTAATAGTTGCGGTGGTTGAGTGTTCTAGTTCTTTAAGAGAAAATGTAGTTGTGGATAAAACAACAACTTGAAAAGTTCTGTTAGTTACTTCTGTCATGCCCCCCACGCTTTGCAAAAACACGCTGTCACCTGTGGTTAAACCGTGGGTAGTAGAGGTAGTAATAACAGTAGGGTTAGCTTTAGTAATAGCCGAAATGTTTTTGACGGTAGCGCTTTCTAATACTTGTCCACCATCTTTGTAGACACGCATATAGTAATCGCCAAATTCTAGGATGTACGTCTGTTCTGTATTAAAAGCAAAAGGGATAAGTCTTACTGTCTTAGTGCTGTCTTTTACCTGCCCTATAAATTGAAGACCGGGACGTGTGGCAACACCACCATGCACCTGCACAAAAAAGTTTTCGCATTTAGATAGCGAGCTTTTATATTTACCAATGTCTACCCTAGCTCCGATGGCTTCAGATACTTCACCCCCGGCTAAACTAGACTGTATTACTTTTGTCATTATCAGTACCCATTAGATGCTGTCTACAGTCTGCACCCCGAGACGTGCAGTTATCCAATCTGCCTCGGGCTTGCTTGGTTCAATTCCTTCACTACTGTCTGTTTCCCAAGCACTATTACATGCTATAGTAGCCAGCTTTTCTAATTCCCCAGCTATACCTCTGTCCCCTGTTAATGGCATAGCCATCTTAGCTGCTAGCTGGTAGCTAAGAGCCATTGTAAATTCTGGGTCAAAGTCTTCAGTAGTTGTTATTCTAGCCGTGTATATAATCTCGGCATTTTCTGCGTCAGTTAAAACGCAATAATTATTAGCTGCATTTCTAGCTGTTTGAAATTCTATAGGAAGCTGGTTTCTTCCTAGAGGGTTTGTAATCCCTAATATCCTAACAGCGTCAGTAGGGTACAAATACATAAACGTCCACCCACCCGGGACAGTACCTGCAACGGTAGCCGGGCTAGTAAACTTCTTTGCAAAGTTCCATGGATGCTGTCGCAGCAATGCGTCTCTAACATCATTAAAGACTAGATTTACTTGCTCAGCTTCCGGGGTGACTTCAGTCATTGACGTTATGTCAAACCTATCACCAACGTGCTGTAACGCTAACTTAGCTATTTGTACTTGTGATGCCATATTACCCCTTCTTCTTTCTTACGTTAACTTTAGCTGTCTTAGCAGCCTCTTTAAAATTCTTAGCTTTAGGCGCACCCGGGCTTCCCGGTTTACGCATTTTTTCACCAGAACCAGCCTTAATACGTTTACGCTTGGCTGCGATGTTGGAATATAAACCCGGCTTAGCCATTATGTTCAGCTACCATTTCTTTGGCATCTGCTTTAGTCAGGTTATCGCCAATAACTTTACCTGCCAAGTAAACGTCATATTTGCCTCTGCCTTTATGCACAGCGTGAGCTTGTACTTCTGGGTCAGGCTCAGGTGCTACTTCTGCTACACCTTCCATAATTACTGCGTCTCTAGGAAGCTTGCCCGGTTGTAGGTAGCTATCATCCAAAGTATGCACAGTGTCTTTCTCTAGTAACCCATCAGGGCTAAAGAAATTTTCTTTAAATTTAACTTTCATTTGTTGCTCCAGTTAAGGTTAGGGGATTGGTGTTACCCAATCCCCTGCCCAGTTTAGTTAGTAGCGTCTGGATATGCTGTCCAGCCGATTGGGTCTTTCGATATGAAAGCATCAATGGCTCCAGCAGTAAGAGCTGCTGTACCGACATCTTGAATGATGCCAATAAAACGCTCGTACTTTGTTGTACCGCTAGAAAGCGGCATAACAATCCGATGACCAGCAGTTAAAGTTGCCTTTGGAATATCAGCAGTCACATTGTGGACTGTTGCGCTTCCATCGACAGCAATCGCTGCTGCTGCATCTGACGCTAGTTTAAAGTTAACAGTAGCACTACCGCCACTGGTAACCGCAGTTGTCACTTGAATTACAAGATACAATGCTTCGCCCATGCCAAGGTCTGAAGACGCAGATGTAATATCTACGACATCCCCAACAAGTGCCAAACCTGTCCCAGACGTGCTGAGAGCAGTTGCATCACAAAATTCAAGTCTTTCATCAATTATCGCCATGATAAAGGTCTCCTTCCTTGATTAAGTGATTGTTGCTTCGTTGGTCTTCAGTGCGTCCACTCTTCGGATAGGGTAACCACCCCATGAAGTTTGGAACGTACCACCTACGTTTTCAAATGATAGTGTAGAGTTCTTTACACCATTTGAAGTCTGCCTACGCAAGAAGCCAAGCATTTGACGGTCCATGTACCATACGCAACGTCCAACACCCAATGTTGGGAGTTGTGAATACGCTTGGTGCATTAGGTCGTTCAAATCAGCCGAGCTGCCTGATAAGTCAGCAGTTAGGTTAGACCTGTCCACATTGGCAATCCGCACAATATAGCGCCAGTCACGGACAGACATGCCCACGTCCCAACGATAATGTGAACGGTATGCTTGCATACGCCCGTTTGCCCCATCGATATTCTCAATGGTAACCTCACCAAGGTCACGCTGCTGGATACCAGCAGTTGAGCCTTTAGGGATAATCCCGTGGCAAGTTTGTGGGGACCAGCATACAAGCCAGATACTACCGTTGTCTGAACCACTGCCACCAGCATTGATGATATTCTCACCGTTTGCTGCTGAAAGTGAATTAAAACGAGGTGCGAAACCTGTGAAACGCTCTGCGTTTACAGCTTCATCCCCGTAGAACAGAGTGGTAGCTACTTGCTGGTTTAAGCCTTCAATATGAGGCTTGTCTTCCTGTAGACGGAATTTAGCTGGGTCTCCAGCCATATCTACAAGTGCCTTGTCGACTTCAGCATAGTCTTCCAACATACCGCAGTTGTCTGTGACTTGTACTGCCTTACTTTTAGTAGGCTGTACTCCACCATACAATTTACGCCATGTAGGAGTTGGCAGCCCAGAACGAATTGTGGTTCTATGACCAGTTGTGAGGTTACCCTCTAACCATGTCATATCAGCCAAAATTTCGTTTGTGCTGTTTAGTATCTCGACAACGTCAGCGATAGAGCCGTCCGGGTCGGTGACCTTTGCTAAGTCAGCAAGGGTCGGGTTTGTCACGCTAAGTGTAGCCATAACAGTTTACTCCTTTTCCTAGCTTTGATTGAACATAGTTGGGTACATGCGCTGAAGTGCGTTTTCATCAGAGGCTTTTCCGTCCCCTAAAATTAACTCACTATCTTGCATCGCCTTCCCTATGCGATAAAATAACCGGATTACTTCTGGATGGTTACCAAGTCCCATACCCACTGGGTTTTCCTCAGATGGCATTCCTAACATTTGACCCATGCTAGGAGACATGAACTTCTCCATCGCTCCTTTGGCTACACTTAAATTTTCATTTAACTTTTCGCCACCAAGCTCTGTGTCCATTTTGGTATCCTCAGCCCATGAATTGGCTCTGGCTACATATTCACCAGAAACACTCTCCATGGCAGATGCTGCCCGGTCCTGTTGATAATCTATTAGCTGTTGAAACTGGTCTTGGCTGATGCCAATAGTAGTTGCAAAATCTGCAAAATTATCGAGTTGTTGTTGGACTTCTTCGGTCACCTCAAAGTCCTCTGGTGCGTCATAAGTATACTCACCAGCTCCATCACCTTCGTCATCCGACAGCAAGGTGGTCTTCTCCTCAGTTCCTTCTACAGCTTGCGCTGCTTCTGGTTGAGGCGAAACTTGTTCAGTAGTTGCGGTTGCTTCCGCTTCTACTTCTTGAATTTGTTCTTCACTCATCGAAATGGTTCTCCTCTAACATTGTTAATGTATGCGACTTGCTGGCTTCTTTACATCTGTTATACAGTGCAATTCCAACCTGCCTAGCACCTTCATTATAAGCGCTACTGTCGCTAGACGCAGGTACATGACTATTCGCTAGCATATGGCTATCATTAAAAATAATCTCGTACAAAAATCTACGTCCTCTTGCTTCTTTAAGGACAAACATAAGGTCTCTATCTTTATCCTCTTGCAGTGCTTCAGCCCGTTTAACTTGGTTTTCATCACTGCTATCATGTACTACAAACTTTTCAGACATTAACCACCACCCTCAGCAGTTGCACCACGTCCCATGAGTTCTGTAAGTGCGTTAGGTCTCTGTGTGTCAGTTTGTGACAATACCTTAGCATTTTGGGCTTGCTGTGCTTGCATCATCTGCTGCTGTTCTTGAGCAGCAGCCGCTTGACGCTCTGCCCTTACTTTGTCGACTTCGTCTTGGTCTACAAGTAAGTTGGCAGCATTACCCAAAATTTCACTGTACTCTCGTATAGCTTTATCAGCGTCAATGTTATCCACAATCTGTGGGAAGACAGCTACGAGGTTTCCAGCAAATCCTAATGTACGTTCCATAGAAGAAGCGGCAACAGCTTGCTGCGCCTGTGCCAATAACGAAACGTATTCAATTCTTAAATCTTGACCAGCAATAGCATCTGGTGGTGGCGGTATCATGTCTGCTTCTAATGCAAACTGGAATACATCATCCATAAGTGGGTCTAGCAGTTCTACGTTAACACGCTGTAGCACTGGTCCAAGCAGCATTAATTTTTCTTCATGCCTTTCCACAACTTCCGTTGCAGTCATTTGTCTACGGTCTGACTGTATCATCATTGCAAACAAGTCAGCGTAGAAACCTCGCTGCACCCGGTCTTGGACTTCTTTAATGTCCATCATCATTTCTTGGAGACGGGGTGTGACTTGATACGCTGGAACAAATCCCTGCATACCCTGTGTCTGGTCTACATAAGTTGTGCCACCCGGGATAACTGTAGTTGGTCTGCCACGCAGACTACTAGGCGCTACCATTGGTGGGTTAACCATTTTATCGATTGCTTGAGCTTTACGTTTTTGCTGGTGCTGTAATTGTTTTACGTCACCGAGGTAGTCCATCCCGGGACACCTGCCGTAAACGTCACCCGGCAACACATCCCATCTGGCTACATAAGCCGGAAAAGTGTCATAGCCACCTTCTTGCAATACATCGTCATTGTCTGCACCTTTTTCAAAGTAACAAGACATAAAAGCTTTATTCTTTTGGTCCGACTTACTAGGGTCTCTGCCCATCCGTGGTTGTATCATATGCATGATAGTAACCAGCGCATCGTAATTTTTATTCTGCCATAACCGCTTTGTAGCTGAGCTTACTCCAGACCAGTCAGACTTTCCTGTCTCACGGTCTATAACAAACTTCTCTACAAGCTGGGCTACTGTCATAGTAAATTCACGCCCCAAGGTATCTACCTTGCCTTGTGAATTTTCTGCGATAACGTACTCACCAGCAGTAAAAGGTCGGAACCTAATAACGTCATCAAAGCTTTTCTGACGGTACAAAGGTGCTGTCCCAAAAGCTCCGAGTTCACCATACACATTGTAAATGGTGTTATAGAAATTACTCTTGTGTAAAATATTACGACAAATTTTTTCTGATGCAGCCAGCCATTGTTTAACGTCTGGCATATCCATCATGTCCGGGTCCGACAAAGCAAACCTAAACCAAGGACGGGCAGGGCTAGTCATTCCTGACATAAGCCCTGCCGCTAAGGTTCTCAGCGCTTGAGTTCCGGTACTGTCGATAATTTTGTTGTTACGTCTACGCCCTCTGTTGTTTTGACTATCCAGTAAAAAACGTCCACGTCTTGGATAAAGATAATCGCTTATCTCAATCCAGTGGCTTCGCCATGATGACCGATAGTCCTCTAGCTGCTTGTACCGCCTATGCAAGTTGCCTCGCTTAGTACCCGATACCGAGCTGGAGTATTGATTTTCAACAGATTGCATAACCATCCATTACTGTCCTAATAGTGTTGGACTTGATGTATAAGCGTTCTTTAAAACACCTTGTCCAGATGTTTTGTTTGTTGCCGCTGTGCCACCCTGTAGCTTAGCTCTCCGCTTTTGGTTACGTCTTGATTGAGTAACCGCACCGTCTACTTTTGTAGGCGCTGCTTTTGGAGCTGCTGGCGGTGGTGGTGGAGCTGGCATTTTTGGCGCTGAAAAACACATAGTTATATCCCCTTCCTTAATCCAATTGCGTTGCGTTTATAGCCAAGCTTTTCATAAAACTTAGCTACCTTTTCTGTATCCACCCCCGTTGAAATGCCAACGGAAACTTCCACACAGTTAAGCATTGCTGCCCATCGCTCAAATGCCCGGACGAGTAACAATGCTGCTCTAGTTTTCCTTTGCTCAGGAATGACGTAGAACATGAGGTCAGAAGCATAAACATCATCAGTAAAAAAATGACTGATAGCCATCCCTGCAAATAAACCCACGCATTTCCCATTTTTCCAAAGAAGGAAACAGCATTGGTCTTTGTTTTGCAGCGTAGCTTCAAATAGCTCATGCACCTTTCTTATTGATAATACGCTGTCCCGGTAGCGACTTTCTGCGTGTATGTCTGGAACCATGTCCCTGATATGCACCCAGTCTTGGGTACTTATCTGGCGCAGTTCGTAACCACTCGCTTTACTTGTCTCTAACGCTACTGGCATATTTTCAAATATCCTTTGTTCACACCTTATATCATTTTTAATGTTCCGTCTAGTCGCTTGCTAGAAAAACGGGTCATACTCATGTGTCGCTTCACCATACATGCTGGTCCCTTTATACCCGGCTCTAGTAGGAGCTACCGGGAAAGCAAAGGTTAGCGCCAAGGCATCAGCCAAGTCAGGGGATGCTAATCCTCGTTTTTTCATATCTTCTTTTTTCTCTAGNTGTATCTGGTTACGCACNTTGTACCCATATTCTGTAGATGTTAAGTCAGCCCGAATGTCCGGGTCATCGTCAAGCATAATACCACTAACCATAGCGTCACGCAGGTTGCCCCAGCATTGCGCTCGTAAGTTTGCGTAGCCAGAGACGGTAGCTTTAGAACCAAAATTAACTTCTACTACTTCTAGTCCTAGCTGCCTACATCTGTCGATTACGCCACCGCCAACACCACCGCCATCGATAAAAATTGTATTTGGATTTTTCTGGGCTGCTAGTGTTGCTACTTCTGACGCTAGGGTCATAGTATCTACGCCCCGGTATTTTTTAATTCCTTGTGACACACAGTCCCTGCCTTGTCTCATCCATATGACAGACTGGTCATCCCCAAAACGTGCAACGTCTACGCCCATAACTAATGGTTCGTGTGGTTCTACATGCACGTCTTCTCTCATGCATTTGTCTACTAAGTCACTGGGTATAAACTGCATAGAGGCAGCGCTGGGAAACTCGCCCTTAATCCTGACCTTTACAAAGTCGCTGTCTTCGCCATAGTCTTCCACCCATTGATTGAGCAAAGTCTTGTTAGTGATGGCTACGGTTCTGCTGTCTATAAATTTTCTGATATGACGGTGCTTGTATTTTCCAATCATGTTCTGAAAGAAACGCCCGGAGTTTCTGGTAGGGTTACCAAAGTCAAAGCACATAGGCTCTCCGTCAGTAAGACCACCCTCACGCACCTCAAATATTTTTTCTGGGATAGCTGATGCCTCATCGAATATATAAAACGGTGAGCTGTTAGCGGCATGAAGACCAGCAAACGCTTCCGAGTTTTCTTCTCGACTAGTCTGTGCATCAACACGCCATGTCTCTCGGTGCATTTTATGATATAAATTCATGGACCCACCCCCTGAGTTGAGATGATACCAATTTTTTGTCAGGCTTATGTTGTGCCACTTCGCAAGCTCTGCCCACGTTTTTGTCCGTAGCTGCTCCGCAGTGTTGGCTGTGACTACCCCCTTCGCAAAAGGTCTGGTGTCCATCACCCATTTTATCAGCCAAGCCGTCAGTGTCGACTTACCTATTCCATGCCCGGAGGCGCACGTCACTCTTAGGGGTGGGACTGGGTCGTGACCGTTGAAGTTACGGCTGGAGACCTCATTGCCAATCATTGTCAGGTAGTCTTGCTGCCATTCCAGCGGTCCATCTCTTCCGGCTAGGATGCCACTGCCCCATGGATAACTCATCAGCACATGGCGCAATGGGTCAGCGTAGCACTCTGCCATAGCATCTGCTAGCTGCATGTCTATGTCTATTGCACTAGGCTGTTGGGTCATAGTCACTCTTGGTTGGGATAGTTGGTGAGTGTGGTGCAGTGCTGCACGGCACTGAGTTGTAAGGCGCTATGTTGCGTTGACCGCAATACCTACAACATTGTGCTGCACCAAAGCCCGGGGGTGCGTCTACCCAGTCATGTCCACCAGAGTTCGATGACGTTATCTTCTCTATATCTGTACCGATTGCCATTCTTAGTTACCGTCCATTCATGTCCGTCTAGGCTAATGATGTCACCGTCTTCTACATCGTCCATGTTGACCAGCGTGACACCGGGACCGAGTACAGTCTCCAGCAATGTCTCTTGGTCAGCATTTAACCTGCGACTAGTCATCAGTAAATACACCTGTTCCAGATGGTCCACATTAGACCTTCTTGGTGTTCTTAGCTGACTTCTTCTTAGTTACCTTTACTTTCGCCTTCTTCTTTGTTGTTGCCTTTACTTTGCCATACATGGTTAGCCTTCCTTCCTGTGTGATGCGATGTCTACAACATTAGCAGCTCGTTTGCGTCCAGCTTGCAGCCTGTCAACGATATCATCAGTCATTGTTATCTCTTTACGCTCTGCCGGGTACAAATCAGCAATCTTGCCCAGCTCACGGAATGCAGAGACCATTGCTCCAGCCTGTGCAGTCTGGTCTGCAAGGTCAGCAGCTCTCTGTAGTCCTGTAATGATGTCATGCAGCTTTAGCTGGGTTTTCTCAATGATTGGCGCTTTTATCACTTCAACCCTTTGGGTAATCTTTGGGTGACTACCAAGCTTGCTTGCCTCTTCATTCACCTGCTTGTCATTCATCCTACTTGTATCGTAAGCAGCTCTGTAACAGTCAGACAGTGTATGCTCAGCACTTGCAACTAGTTGGGCAAACTGCTCTTGCTTGGGAGTAAGCTTGTATCGTTTACCGTCAGCAGCTTTGGTCATCTCGCTCCTGTCTCCACCACCACCTGCAAGGCTGTTCTCTAAATCGGGTGTCTTCTCAATTAAGCTGGCTTCATATGCATATGCTTCATCCTCATCGACAAAGCGCTTGAGAATATTAACGACAACTTCCTCACCACTATCAATGATATCTCGCACACGCCTAGCCTTTGGACTAGCGTCAGTGTCACGGATGTCTAATCGATGAGTGTGTGCATAGCCTCGGGATGCTGTGCCTTTACCAACATAAAAAACCTTTAGGTCTCTCGGGTCAGTCAATGTGTAAACATAAAACTTTTGTGTAGCCATGCGACTAGACTAATCTACTTTGTTAAATTTGTCTACCAAGTAGATACAAAGTAGAGCAGCCTCAGCAATACCATCGTTCTTCTTTATGTTCCACAGCTCGTTTCTACCGAATGTAAGTTTAGCCATGTCGAGACTAGCCTGTTTATCTGAGACAAGCCCCATAGCTTTCTTCCACACTGCTGGTGTCACATGCTCTACCTTCGGAGCAAGTAGCTGACAGAGAGCCTCAGCAGCACCGTAGCTCCTACCAAATTGGAAGCTGCTGGATACGCCTTGCCTTGGCATAGCGTTGACCTGCTCAATTATAGCAACGTCAAAATCCATGTCTTGAAGGTCCAGCATAATCGATGCAGCATCAATCATCTTTTTCTTTTTGACATGCAGCACTGGGGTTCGCATCGCTTTTAATAGCTTAGGTGCATTGCCATTTAAAAACTTAACCACAGCTATTCCACCTGCTTGTCCCGGGTCAATGCCGAGAACTAACATACGAATGCCCCAAGGGGACTGTGTCCCCAAGACCATGTCCCCTTTAGGGGGAGCAAGTTCATCAAGTCTGTAACCATTGTGTTTCCTTCCTTTTCTTTACTTGATACAAACTTGAGCAGCAACTTGAGCGCTCAAGTTTATAATCGTTGCTATATATGACGTTTGCACTGCTCAAGTTGTAAACTTGTTCTCAGCTTGAGCAATAACAAATGTCCACCGTCCATTAGTCTTCTTCTTTGTGTCGAGAACAAGCTGCACCGTACCACCAGAGAAATGCACTGCGTCTTCAAACATCATGTGCAGCTTCTCAGCGTCCCGGGTAAACATCCTGTCCCCTGTCACCGTCCATATATCTTCACCTCGCATCTTGTCGTGTATCTCAGCCAGCTTAGTAAACGAACCATAGCCAAGCCGTTCCCCCATCTTCTCAGCCAGCTCAGATGCAAAGAGTTTATCGATTGCACCGTCAAGCAGCACGTTAGCTGCCGTTTGCTCATCAGTCATTTCACATACACCGATAGCACTGCCCTCGCCTTCATCCATCTCTTGCCCCACCAGTTGATACATAACTGGTTGCAGTGGCTCACCTTCTCTAATCTTGCCTGTGTCCAATACAACGTACCGTGATAAAGCCAGCTCCAACTTCTTTTGCTTCCAAGCTTTACGCTGCTCACCATTCTTTGGCATCCAATGGCTAAGAGTGTAACCACAATCAAGAGCAGAATAAATTGCACCGCTACCACGCCAAGCACTAGCATCGCCACGATACCAGTCATCGTCCTTGTTTCTGTCCTTGGGCGTGTGATGTGCATGTATTACCGCAGCTCCTGTCATGGACGATATCATTATAAATGCTTTAGTCAAAATGCCAGCACTGACTGCGCTGTTCTCATCCATTGCTTCAGACAGCGTAACGTAGGGGTCTAGGATGATAACACTTGCGTCAACACGCCTAGCTTGGGCAACTATCTTGGCTATACTTTTCTGGTCCAGCTCAGGTGTACCTATCTCATTCAAAGCTATCAGCCGAGCCGTTCCATTGTCCTTGCCACGGACCACAATGTCAGCACTGTCCTTGTCATTGTGTTGCAGCATAACTGCTTTCAGTCTGCGTTTGATATCATCTACTCGTTCTTCATTGGCAATCCACAAAGACGCATGGGTCGTGTCTATTGGTGGTAGACCCATGCGCTTTGTATTACCAACGGAGAGTGAGACAGCCAGAGCAGCTAGCCATCTCGTTTTCCCTACATTCGATGTACCACCTAGAGACACTGTCGAACCTTTGGGAACCATGCCGGGTATCACCCAGTCAATTGGATTAAGTTTTTCTAATCGTAAGCCCTGAGCATTAAATGTTTCATACTCAGTATCCACTTGAGCTTCAGCAACGTAGGCTTCGATATCATCTATTGTGGCTTCACGTTGCACTCCTATCGGGCGTTGGGGAGCATCCTTAAAGAAGCTTTCGCCATCGCCAGTAATCTTATCAATTGCTGTCTGCGACACTTGCAGGTCAGCTTTTCTGTTTGCGCTTTCGACAAGGTCAGTAATTTTGTTGAACCTATCCAGCCAATCATCATGCCGCTTGTGTCCAGCATTCTTTGCATCACTGGTCAGCATAATATTCTTTAGCACTGCAAGCTGCTCATCTTTACTAAACAGGTCACCATTGTCATTGCGTCTAGACGGTAGCCGATAAGACAGCGTCCGTAACGCTGGGTATAAGTCAGTGGCTGATGCTATGCGATTGATAAGGTCATCGTCTGTTGCATCGTTAAAACTCGATGTCGCTAATTTGCCGTTCACCTGCTGCCCGGTTGCATTGTGCAGCAAGCTCATTGGAAACGATTTGATAGAAGTATCATTTAATACTTTATATCCAGCAGTCGGTGGGAAGCATATGTAACCAGCGCCAACAGCTTTGATATCCACACCCTCTCTTAATGTAGATGGAAACCGCATTGCCCCCGGGTGTTTAAATATAAAATGTTTGCCGCCTGACCGGGTGACATGGGTCAGCGTCTCTTCTAAACCTATCTGACCTTTCACCCACTCTTCTAGCTCTGGGTCTTTATAAACGTCTACGTCAACACACATCAGCCCGGACATATCTCCCATCGGGACAGCTATCTCAGTTGCTAATCGGTGACTAAATAATTTTTTGATTTGCTTGGGGTCTTGCGTTGCTATCTTGTAGCCGCCTTCACCTTTACCAACTTTCAGCTCTGCATTAGACCAGCAAGGCTTCTTGTCATTTGTTGGAAATACCGGGTAAGTCTTAGCGACTTCCAGCGCTTCCTTTACAATATCTCTGCTCATAAGTTTTTCTCCGTTGTTTGTACCGCTCCAAATATTCACGGTTATTCATATGCAACAGAGGTATCTTAACTTTCCACACCGCATCAATGTCTAACCCTGAGCCATCCGGCTTGTACATTTGCCGCTGCTCAATAGGCAGTTTAGCAATTGCAGCAAGTCTTCGCTCATGCTTATCGGGAAACAAATAGTGTAGAAAACTCATAGTAGCTCCTCTCCGTTGCATTTAGACACGATATACTAAAAAATAATTTAGTCAAACACTGATTATTTTGCTATCAGTGCTTGATAATTCTGAAAAAGTGCTTATATTAATAGTGTAAGCAATTAACCAACGGAGAAAATTATGATTTACCAAGTCCTTCAAAACATCAAGCCAGAGACCAGAGGCACTGACGATTACTTTGCAGCTACCTTTGATGGCAAGCTCGACAGCAATTATTTCTTTTTTAATTATGGTGTCGTTTGCGAAATCGAGGCTGATGACCTTGACCAAGTTTTCCAAATTGGAAACATCGGTCCACAAGAAAAAATCAATCGGGTTGCAGACCGGATGCACAGCGTGTCTGTCGGTGATGTCATCCGGGTCAAAGGTGACGTGAGCAGCAGTGTAGTGGTTGCCAGTTTTGGTTTCAAAAAAATTGGAGAGGTGGCGTAAGCCACCCTCTTTCTTTCACAACGGAGATAATGCAATGCAAAAAATAAATACAGCTTCAGTCGTTCCTTTTAAAGTTCGCCCTGTTAATCATGGTTCCACCAAGCGTGACAAGAACCGTTACTGTGGTCCAGCCGTCCTGTCTATCATGTCAGGCATTACAACAGGCGAGGCTTCACGTCTCATTCGTAACCTGTTCCCATATGTTCACGCTGTACGGGGTACAAGCACCGGGCAGATATCACAGGCGTTTGCTGCATTAAAAATCAGCATGGATAAAATTGCTTACCGCAAAGCTCAGGGTCGTAACCCTACTCTTGCTGGTTGGCTCAAGCAGACTGTCGAGGAACGTACTCCCGGGAGAGTGTTCTTGATTGTCGCTGGTAACCATTGGCAGATTGTAACTGGCAGACGTTACATCTGTGGCATTGTCAAAGAGCTGGTCAGCATCAAAGACAAGCAGGTCAAGAGACGTGCCAGAGTAACTGAGGTGTTTGAACTGACACCATCTCACCCAGATGGTCGGGTGCGGATACCGCATGACAAGGTAGCCCAGCCCAAATCAACACGCTCGGACCACGCTTACAACCGGGTCCAAAAACTCAAGCGTGATAATCCTAACCTTGGTTTCGATTATGAAATTGATAGATGGCTTGGTGGCGATAGCCAGTATTGGGTCGGGGTCAGTGGTGACTGGGAAGAGTTCATCTACCATGTGCGTGACACTGGTGAGTGTGAAAGTAACCCTGCCTTTGCTGACGTGCATGACCCATTCATTCTGGACAACCGTTGTTGCTACGATTGGTCAGAGGTCGAGGAATGTATGCTTGGTCTGAAAGAGTTCGCAACCAAGTGGTATCCACAATATGCACTGTGGAAAGAAACCCAATAAAACCGGGGGGCGAAAGCCCCTCGAATTTTAGTGCTTGCATCAAGCACTGAAAAGAGTATGATGCAGATATACAACGGAGAGAAATACATGAAACAATTACTACCACATCAAATATCGGATGCTAAGTTTTTAGCTTCCAAATCATTCGCTGGAAATTTCAGTGGAATGGGGTCAGGCAAAACATTGTCTGCCATCACAGCCATGCTGCATGTCGGACCAGACATTGATGACAGCACTGGTATCAAATCTATTAACATCGTCATAGCGCCACCCATTGCATTAAGCATGTGGTCACAAGAATTGTCGGCTGCTGGTTTTACACCGGGCGTTGTTAAAACTGCTAAACAAAAATTACCTGTCGGTGATGTCATGTTGATGTCATACGACATTGCAACTAAACGAGCTGCATCATTCGATAGAGTTAACATTCTTATATGCGATGAAAGCCACGCTCTTAAATCAGTCAAAGCAAAACGCACCAAAGCAATTCTAGGTGCAGGTGGTCTGGTCGAGCGTTGCCGTCATAGCTGGATGCTGACAGGCACACCCGTGACACGCTGGAATGATGACCTGTTCCCTTTCTTATGCCGAGCTGGTTATGAAGAGCTGAAAGAAAACATTGGCGGTATGAGCATGGAAAAGTTCCAGCTTAAATACTGCATCATGCAAAAGCGTACTTTCCCGGGAGCTAGGTTCCCCACAAAAATGGTAGTCGGCTCACGCAATACCGAGGAGCTGAATGACGTTGTGTTTAAAAACAACATGGCTGTCAGACATGAGCTGGCTGATGTTTGGAAAAACATGCCACCTATCACACACACCAGATTGCCAATTGAATTGTCACGCACTGCCGAGGTCGATGAGGTCTTGAAGATGCTGGACGAAACGAACATGCAAGACCTGCAAGATAAGATGACCAGCAAGGATGAAAGTATTAGCTCAGCTAGACGCATCATTGGTCTGGGTAAAGTTGCTGCATCCGCTGAGGAAATTATTACCCGGGTGCGTGATGGTAATAAACCTATACTCGTAGGCGCTTGGCATCGTCAGGTTATTGACCAGCTCGTAGAAGAAATAGGAGATGCTGGTTTGAACGTGGCTAGTTTGGATGGTCGCACCAGCTCAAAAGAAAAAGACAAGGTGGTCGAGGACTTCAACACAAAATCGCTGGACGTTCTGGTAGGACAAATTTCTGCGATGGGTGTTTCATTAAACCTACAGCGAGGCGGTTCACATATTATTGTCGTTGAGGAAGATTGGTCACCATCCATCATGGACCAGTTTTACGCACGGCTGCATCGTATGGGTCAAGAGCATGGGGTCCATGTTGATACGCTAATTGCTGAAACTAAACTGGACAGAGCAGTCGAGAGAATAAATAAAAATAAACGTACCCATCATGGGACACTAATGGAGAACGCAGAATGATTACTAATAAAGATTTTATAAAAGAGCAGGTAGACTTCGGACGTACAGCAATTGAGAACCTGCACGTTTGGGATGTAGACCGTTCTAAGTATATGAATGCCTCTGAAGCAGATAGCTGCATCAGACGGCAGTGGTATGAAAAGCACGATACAGAGAAAGGACCAGTTGACTGGGGCTATGCCAGACGGGGTAGCCATGGTGAAAAGTATTTGGTCGAAAGCTTACGAGCTGCAAACATGCCTTTAGAGCTTGCAGGTGATGAACAGAAATCATTTGCCGACAGAGAAACCATGATATCGGCAACCCCGGATGGCGTAGCACTTCTAGATGACGGGCGATATCAATTTGAGTTCAAGACCGTTGACCCTCGGGTCAATAGAAGTAAGCTCCCTCGGTCTGGTCATGTCACCCAACTACGTCTGGGCATGGCTCTGTTGAATAAGTTGTACTATCGCAAAGAACCTATCAAAGCAGGTGTCCTAATTTATATGGATGCGAGTAACTTTAATGATATCACTCAGCATATCATTACACCTGAGCCGGGTATTTTAGAACGGTATGCACAACGTGCAAAAACCATTTTAAAAGTACGAGCTGCTGATACGCTGGACCGTGAAGGTAAAGCGACAGGTGAGTGCAAGCTGTGTGCATTTAAACAAACCTGTGGCGTAGACTTTGCACCCCGTCCAACACAACAGTCCCGGGGCAACCGTGGCTCTGCTTTGGATGAGTTTGTCAAAAATTATAACTCTGCGAAAGAAGCTGAAGACTTAGCCAAAAGCACAAAGGCGGCTGCTGGCGAGGCTATCAAACAAGAGCTGATAAATCGCAGCACAACAGAATTAGTTGTCGGACCATATCATATTGTGGTGAAGACAATTAAGGGTAGGCGTTCCCTAAACAGGAAGCTTATCGAACAGGCAGGGATTGACCTGTCACCGTTTGAAACTGAAGGCGCTCCTAGTGAACGTCTTGAGGTCAAACATTTAGCAACGTAGCAACGTAAACAAAGGAGACTACAAATGAGTAAATCACTCGCTACTTTCGTTCAAACCGCAGAGCTTCCAGCTCTGTCCGAGAACCAAATTTCTGACGCATTGTCAGAGATAACCCAAGACAGTGGTGTTCAAACCAATGTCGACTACATGTCTTTCTCAGGTAAAACTGGGCGCTATGCAATGGGACGTGACCGCAATGAGCCAGAAGATACTCTGTTCATTGTTGAGCCACAGTCTGTTGTAGAGGGCTGGGTTTGCTGGAAAGGACAGAAGCCCGTGGATAGGATTGAATGGTCCGTCTATGAAAGAGCCAAAGCTAAGAAAGATATGGAAGAGCTTCCTGACCACTCGCCCTACCGGGAAAGTGCTGGGGAAGGCTGGAACCGTCTACTAGGTTTTGGGTCCGTCAACACAAACAGTGACGATGGTGACCAAGTTAAATTCACCACTACATCTGTGTCTGGGCGTAACGCTGTCTCTGACTTACTGACTGCAATCTCCGACAGAGCTGCATCAGGCGAGGCGCATATCCCTGTCATTGAATACTCTAGTGAAGAGTTCACTGCTCAAGAGCAAAAGAATTTCAAACCAAAGTTTGAGATACATGCTTGGATAGCACGGGACGCTGCTGGAGCTTTCTTGTCTGGTGATATGAAGCTGGACGATTTGCTTGCTGGTAAAAAGCCAAAAGCAAAAAAGAAATAGCATAAAAAGAATTAAGCCCGGTTGCTTTCGCTTCCGGGCTTAGTTCTTCAAGTGTGTTTCTACATCGCTTCTTCGGTGGTGTAATCCAACGGAGATTGTCTACACAAAGGTTATAATAATGGAATATCAAAAAATTACAAGTTATCAATCACTGAAAAGCGTATGCCGACAGTGTGCGGAAATTGGAGCTACAGCTCTAGACTTTGAGACCACAAGCTTGTCCCCCCGGGACGGCAAGGTGCGGCTCGTCAGCCTGTGCAACAAAAGAATAAAGGTGGTCGTAGACTTTGACCAGATTGGGGGCGGTTTTAGAAACTGCGCCAAGCTATTTAACAAAGGCAAATGGATTGTCTTCAATGTTGGCTTTGAAGCCAGATGGTTCTTGGATGCCAAGTGCAGCCCAGAGCTATTAGATGTTGGCAATCTCCGCAGGGCTATCATTGGTGGCGGCAGCTTTAGTCTAGCTAATCTTGTCCAGTGGGACTTGAAGAAAGTTATGAGTAAAGAACAGCAGCGCAGTGATTGGTCTTTACCAGACCTTAGCCAAGAGCAATTAGATTATGCTTTCAAAGATGCTGAGCTGACTTACGAGCTGTGGAAGCATTGGGAAGCTGAAGCTGATGAAGGCAGATGGTCTGGGTTTAGATTATTAAATGACATGCACCCAGCGGTTATTGAGATGGAAGATGCCGGGATGCTGGTCGACAAGACTGCACATAAAAAACTTATAGAAGCTTGGTACATTGCCAAGACCGACAGGGTCAAGCGCATCCGTGAGCTGGTGGGTGAAGACGAGGTATCTAACATTAATTCTGACGGGCAATGGTCTGACTACTTTGCCCGGACAATGCCAGACAAATTCTTGAGGGGCTGGACTAAAACAGAAAAGACTGGTCAGCTTAGTATGACTACTGAGACGCTCAAGCGTTTAGCCGGGACTGTACCCGACACACCGCTAGAGACATTTTTTGACGCACTAAGCGAATACAAAACTATCAGTAAATATATTAATTCGTTTGGTGAGAATATTATTAATGCTGCCAATTTAAATGGTGGGCGTATACAAGCGAGGTTTAATATTGGTTATGCAAGGACGTGTCGTTTTTCATCCTCGGGTCCGAACCTACAGCAGATACCCCGGGACAAAGAGCTGCTTGGCAAAGCCACCTCTGTCCGGTCTTCGTTTATTGCTGGTGTTGGGCGTAAGCTTGTGTCTCTTGATTATTCTGGAATTGAGCTGCGTGTTCTTGCTCTCTTGTCTAATGACGAGCAATTGCTGGAAGATGTGGTAGAAGGTGACGTTCATTCGGAAGTTGCTTCCGTGATGGCTGGCAGAAAGATTGATAAGACAAAGAAAGCTGATAAAGATTTACGGTCCAAAGCTAAGGGCGTGAGCTTCGGTATCATCTATGGGTCTGGTGCTAACGGGCTATCTAGCACAATGCGTGTCAGTCCAGAGAAGGCGCAAGACTATATAGACTACTGGTCAACACGCTATGCCAAGGCGTTTAACTACCGTTTTAAAATGATGTCCGAGGCTGAGAAGTCCCGGTTCATTCGTATGGTGGACGGTGGGACTATCTATATGGGTAGACAGCCCGAGCTTCCTAAGTGTGCAAACTATCCTGTCCAACGTGCAGCGCTGTCTGTAATGGCTAGGGCTATAATACGCCATAAAAACTCACTGACGGCTGCAAGAGCTTCCGGGGACCAACGGTTGTCTAGGATGCTAGCAACCATCCATGACGCTATTATTGATGAAGCGTCTAGTCGGGACGCACCCCATTTGCTGGATATGATGCATGAAGACATGGTTCAAGGCTATTTGGACGTGTTTCCCGGGACACCTACTCACAATCTAGTTGAAGGCGGTTTCGGAGCTAATTGGGGAGAATTAGGTTAATTTGCTATCAGTGCTTGATATCTTTGTAAAAATCATTATATTAATACTATAACCACAACGGAGATGATTATGAGCAAATTTGAAACAGCAGCAGATGCCAAAACTTTTATCCTTGGCGGTAGCGCAGTATTCACTATTACTAGCCTTAAAACTGGTAAGCACTTTACCTTTAAGGTCAAAGAGAAAAAAGAAAAAGAACTTAACGGTCCGAACATGAGGTTCGTTAATGTTCTGGCTGGTCCAGATAACCAATCTTTTGACGATAGCGTCTACATTGGCTTTATCCCAGCAGACGGGTCAAAGATTGTAGCTGGTAAAAAGGGCAAGCCTGATGCCCCTAGCTTTAAAGCATTGGAGTGGGTTCTTGCTCACCTCAATAACGACAACCTACCTGAGCAGGTTAAAATCCAGCATGAGGGTAGGTGTTGTAGATGTAACCGGGTACTAACACACCCGGACAGCATTGATAATGGTATAGGTCCAGAGTGCGCTAAGCACTTTGGTTAATTAACGGGGGCGTAGCCCCCACAACTTTTAGGAGAAGCTAATATGGCTATGACCACATTAAATACCGACATGGATTATTCTGTGCGTGACACCCCTCGGGACCATGACCTGAGCAATATTTTGTTTCAGCATGGCAAAACTAACCCGTGGCTTTACGATGTTTTGCAAGAGCTGCAAGGTCTGCGTAACGAGCGTAAAAGCTTGGATGACAAAGTAGAAACTTTGGAGACCCAGCTTGAAGATGTAGGCGGTGACCTTAATCTTGTTAAGACCACTTTGTTTCAAGCTTATGGCGATACGCACAACCAGCTACAAAATGCTCATAATGAGTTAGGCAAAAAGATTAGCGCAATGCGCCAGTCAATTGTTGAGGTAGCAAATGCCGTCCAGATGACTGACGATGAGCTGGATAATGGCTAAGCGTATTGCAAAAAACATGGGCGGTTTTGTCGTAGAGGAGTTCAACACAAAACTGTCCACCGTTGTCGATGAGAGGGGTGCTGACTATGGTCACCCCTCTGATGACTTTGGCAGAGCTGATAAATTAATCTCAGTAATTAATGAATGCCGTGACCCAGAGATGCGTCACGCATTGCGAATGGTAGCAGTTAAGATTGCCAGACTGATACATAGCCCGGAGCATTTAGACAGTATTGTCGATATTGCCGGGTACGCAAAAACCATGGCTTTAATTTTAGATAGGAGAAGTAATGAAACCCGAGACACAAAAGAGGCTTAGTCATATTGAAGCGCAGAAAAGATACGTTTCAAAAAAGACTGCCGATGGCGCTAAGCGCATGTGCGTATGGGTTCCAGCAGGGCGTGAAGTAGAATTTAAATTGGCGCTGAAAAGATTACAAAGAAGCTGGACATCAAGCACTGATTAGTCCATAGTGTGACTAGTCGATAAAACCAACGGAGAAAATGATGTCTAAACTAAGAAAAAAATGCCATGAATGTGGCGCTGACTATTTGACTGTTAAAAAGGATGCCCGGTTCTGTGGAACCAAATGCCGTAAGTCATACAATAATCGCAGAGCAGTGCGAGGGGCAGAGCTGTATGATTTATTCATGGCTAGTCGTTATGACAGACAATGGTCTGACCAGAATAAGATACGGTCCAAGATGGCAGCGCTAGCATGTCACTGGAACCAGCAAGACCAAAGCCGAGGCTTCAAAAGTTGGCAGCGTCCGGTTGTTTGGTTAAGGGATAACTGCACATGGTTAGCAGCCCAGATAATGGTAGCAACAAAGAGCCGCTAAATGCGGCTCTTTTTTTATTTAAATTATTTTAGTATCAGTGCTTGATAATTCTGATATAATGCTTATATTAATACTATAACCAACCAACGGAGATTGAAATGCCTACAAAACGCAACATTCAAAAAGAAGTTACTGACCAAATTATCGCCCAGTTAAAAGCTGGTACACGTCCATGGAACCAGCCTTGGGAAGGCGGCAAAGGTTTTGCTATGCCTAAGCGCCACAGCGGTGAAAGCTATCAGGGTATCAACGTGCTGCTGCTATGGTCTTCCGCTGCTGCTAACGGCTTTGTTAGCCCTTACTGGATGACATACAACCAAGCTAAGAAGTATGGCGGTCATGTCCGTGCTAAGGAGAAAGGCAGCATGATTGTCTTTACTAAGCCGATACAGGTGCAAGACAAGACTAGCTCTGACCCAGATGCAAAAGCTTCTATTTATTTTTACAAGCCCAGCACTGTGTTTAATGTTGACCAGATTGACGGTCTTCCTGAGAAGTTTGCCCCACCTGTCGTTCTTACAGCAGTAGCAAACCCTGACCAGCGTGTCCCTGCTGTTGATGCATACATCGCCAACACACAAGCTTCCATCTCGGAAGACGGTGACAAAGCGTTTTATGCACCGGGTCCAGACAAGATTGTAATGCCAGCCTTTGACAAATTTCTGACTGCCATTGATTTTTATTCTACTGAGCTGCATGAGCTGGTTCACTGGACTGGTCATAAGAGCCGTGTAAACCGTGACTTTAAAATTGGTGAAGGTCGTAAAGATTACGCCAAGGAAGAGCTGGTTGCTGAGATGGGTTCAGCGTTCTTATGTGCTGAGCTTGGTCTTGAGAATACTGTGCGTGAAGACCATGCGTCTTATCTTGCTAGCTGGCTTAAAGCTCTTGAGAATGACCAGAAGTTCATTTTCCAAGCAGCCTCAGCCGCCAGCAAAGCAGTCAAGTTCATCAACGAATTGCAGCCTGTAGAAAATGAGGCATCTAAGGTTGCGTAAATAATTATTACAAAATGTTACAAAAGAAACCCCGGGCTATGACCCGGGGTTTTAGTTAGGGAGAAAGCAATGAATGTAGTCTGGTGCTAGCAGGTGCTTCGGATTGACCTGCCAGCTCTCAAATCCTACAGAGATTAAAATACTAAATCAATTATTTTTTGCTCATCCAAGTTGTCATTCCGATGTAAGCCCCTACGATGCCGCTGCCACTGATATAAAATAAATTGCTGATGTCTGCTAATGCGTTTACTCGCTCTATAGGGATAAAGAACATTGCAACAGTAAACAGCCCCATAGCAATCAAGGTGCATCTAGCCATGCGTAATTGGGCTAAGTGTTTACGCAGCTCTGTCTCTGTCTCTTTGATAGTCTTGATATGTGCCAGCTCAGCGTCACTGACGATGCCGTCACCGTCCTCATCGTATTCCGCAAACTTACTTTCTTTTTGCAGTTTTTTCTGTGCCATGGCTACTTCTGAATTTTTAAATTCTTAGATTTACTGTCACTGGTCTTCTTCTTCTTTTTAACTTTAACCCTAGTAACTTTAGTGCCGCCATTTTGCTGTTCTTTAACTTTCGATATAAGCCCCATGCTTTCGGCTTGCTGTAATAAAGTTCCAAACATACTAACTCTCCATCAACTCAAAATGTGGACCGTCAATAAATGGGCGTTTGCCCTCAGACCTACGCAAATCGATGTACTCGTTCATAGCCTGTTCCATGGTTCCTTCGTAAGCTGCTAGGTCATGTATGTGCCATGCAGCTCCCCAGCGTACCTTAGCGTTATAATACTTAGCGGCTAGTCGCATTGCCTCTGCTATGTTGTCATACACATTAATTTCCCAGCTTGCTCTGCTACCTACATACGCCATCAAATCGACAGCCTTACCTTCTAGGTGTTTACTTTTTAGCGTCTGGCTAGCTCCACTGTTAAACAGCTCTTGCTGCTCTTCTATGGTTCGCATACCGCAAATTACACCAAAGTCTGTATCTGTTTGCTGGATGGCGTGTTCCACTACCAGCACCAATTCTTTTTCTACGCCTTTTAATCTACCAAAAGACCGCTCACTTAGTTCAAACATTACTTCCCTTTCCTTGACCTTTTACCACTACACTTCCATCTCTTACGAGATAGCCTTAGTGGACTGTTGGGGTCTTTTGCTGCTTTCGGGCTACGTTTCATTTGTCCGTAGCTTCTAGCGCAATATGCATCCCCTTTTGATGTCCCGGGCTTTACTCTAGCCCCACCGCCTTTAGCTTTACCTGCTTGCCCGTAAGATACTTTCTTACCGCTTGCGGTAATTTTTACTTTAGCCTTTCCTTTTGCTGGCTTAGATTTTTTAACCTTAACCTTAGCCATGTCACTTCGTTAATCCTTGCTTCTTTTCATATGACCTAAGTCCACCAATTCCGAGCATTCCACCCAAAACAGTTAAAAGTGTACCCATGTCAAATTCGGGCAGCTCGGGTAGTTCAACACCAGCCATTGCACATCCAAATATAATTAAATCTTTTAAAATAAAGTGATATAGAAAAGCAAACGCACAGACCCACCCAACTGCTGGTCTCCAGCCGCCCTTAAATAATGAGCCGGAAGCTGCCTCAGCTTTATTAACTTCAATTTGAGCAAGGCTTAGTGCCTGAGCATGTTTTTCTGACATGGTTGCCAGCTCATGTGCGATACGAGCTTTCTCGTCAGCGTCAGGTATAAATTTATCAAGTAGTCCGGTGACGGGACCAATAAGCGAACTTAGCATTATTTTTTCCCCATTAATGTTTCAATTTTTGTAATGCGTAGCTCAAGCTCTCGCACCCTTTGAATATTTGCTTTGACTGCCTCTGGCGGCTTCCAGTCATCTATCCAAGCATCGTTCTCTTGGATTTCTTCCCAGTGCATCTCTTGTTCATGCTCTAAGAAAGCCAGCCTTTCGATAATTCCGAAATACCCCCAAACGCTTACACCCGTGAATAGGATTAAACCGATTAGGTTCTTCAGTGGGATAGAAAACTCACTACCCTCATTTATACGAGTAGGCTTCGTCATGCATATTTCACAGTTACTTTAGTTGTTACAGTTTCTTCTTTTTTGCCTTTAGTTAAAGACTTAGGTAGCGGCTTTTGGCTACGCTTTTTAATTTTTACTTTTTTAGGTTTGTTAACTTTAACGTCTGATTTTTTACTTGAAACTTTTTGGACGTTAGTTTTGCCGTAGTCTTTGTCAGACTGACCGTTCATATTTGTTTTGATTGGTACTCTAGCCATTAAAAATATCCCCTATTCTTTAGCCCGTAAACCACCCCGGCTATCAATCCACAAAGCACTATAATTCCCAGCGCCCACAGTATCACTAACAGAATAGTTTCTTTTAAATCGTTCCATGCTTTTGCTTTTTCTTTTATGGCGTATTCTCTAGACTTCCTAGCTTCAACACAAAACCTGACGTAATCTGCATGTAGCCCGGGTCTGCCATAATAAATCATAGCTTCTTTGAGCTGTTTTTGTTGCTCTTTGACTTTCTCAAGAGCCATGAAACTCTCCAAATCGCCATCTGATTTCCCAGATATCTTGGTCCAGAAACTATTCTTTTGCTGGTTAGATTTATTGCGTAGCGCATCTTCTGCATGAGTAATGTCAGCCACTGCCTTAGCGCAGTCATGTAGCTCTCTACCATTTTCAATTGCTTTTCGGATAACCGAGTAAGCCGCATTAGCTGCCGCCACATATTCTAACATCCCGTCCTAATCCAGTTTTACGTTACCAATTACTTTTATTAACAGTCCTTCTAGCCTATCCAATTTTTTATCAATTGAATTTAAATCTGATTGCAAATCTTGTTTACTCACATAATTTTCCCGAGTGTCCCTCAAGAGGTCTTTAGTCTCTTTAAGCTCTACTGCCACGTTACGAAAGACCCATGCCATTGGACCCAGCACTAATGTTAAGACTGCTGTCCACAGTATCATTGGGTCTAATGTCATCTATGAAATATCCCATAACTCATCAAACTCATCTTGCACTGATTTTTGCAGAGCAACGATGTCTGTTTTTATTGCATCTGTTGGAGCAGAAAGGTCTATAGCATCATACTTATCCTCTACCTTCCGTAGCTGCGCTTGCTTTATCGTTCCAGCATAGATAGCCTGTACCTCAGCAACACCGTCACTGTCCGTCTTTGTGAACTTGTCTGCGTTGGCTGCATTGTAAGCTGTAAGGTAATCGCCCCACATTGTTGCGTATACCTTGCTCCCGATAAAATGCCATGTAACAGGACTTACAAAGTCTTCGTTTTCTCCCGGTCCACCCTGTGACGGTAGCTTTTCGGGATGGACAATATTGTCCTTTGTTAAGCTGCATTCATACAGCTTCCTAGTTAAGTGTGGCGTATATGTCATTCATGCTCTCCTTATGGGTTCATTCTATGCCAATGATGGAAATCAACATTAACATTGATGCCATGTTGATAATAATAATTGTCGCCAATCATCCAAATACTGTTATCGGACATTCTGGCAAAGTGTGTCCAATAACCGCTGTAATAATGTCCAACTGAATAAAGGTCTTCGATTTGAATATCATTACTACCAGCCCACCAACTAGTCTGACCAGTTAATGTATGCTGCCATGGACCCGGATACAGAAAGGCGTAACTATAACTTTCAGCATCTGTGTTTGCTTGATGGTAATAGTTAGCATTATTCATATATCCCCAAATCCACAAACGGTTTTGGTTATCCAATCCATACCAGCCCGGGGAGTTATACCCGTTAGTACGCATAGGAAATATCCGTTTCAGATTGTCTCTTGGGAAAGTTAGGTTAGCTGTTGTTAATGAGCCATCTGTTGACGCAGTAATATTTTTAATGAAGCTAGTTCCAAAGGTTAGCGTACTAGGTTGCAAGACAGATTGGTTAGCTGTCGTGTTACCTTGTAGCAAACAGCCTTGACCGTTGTAGCCCATCATTCTCAAAGGCAACCCGGTGTTAGCAGCAACACAATATGTGTATGCGTCTCCCGGTCCGTCTACCCCAGATGAGTTACCTAGTAAAGCAGCCGTTGAAAGTGTGGATGCATTACCAGTACAATGAACAGCAGCAAAGTTAGCTGAGCCACCTATCTGGGTCCATGCACTTAGAGCAGTTGTGTTACCTTGACCTAATTGCCCTGACCCATTGTTCCCAATTCCGTACATATCTCCATCTGTCTGGATAATGTACGCAGACGCTGTAATACCGCCATTGTAGTAATAGGTGTCCATATTCAAAATCTGAGCAATGTTATCAATGCTGGTCATTTGAGCGAATGATGTTCTAGCAGACCCAAGGGATGATATGCTGCTAGTGTTAGCACCAGTATGGAAACCTTGACCCGAGCTGTTCACAGCATAAGTATCATTATAACCTAATGATAGCTGTGTAATATTAGTTAAGCCGGAAACCAATGTAGGCACTGTTCTGTTAGTGGTGTCACCGTGTCCACCTCTACCGCTGCCATTCCAGCCCCATGAGAATACTCGTCCATCGTGAGTAATTGCCATGTACCCGGTGTTACCCATGCCTTGATAGCCTCTAGCATCGTTAGTAGCGATAGCTGAAACTTCACAAGTAATACTGTTGTTTGTGGCAAGAGGACCAAGATACGGATTTCTTACAAGATAGTATCTGTCAGTCGTGTCCCCTAATCCTAATTGTCCAGAGGCGTTTTCTCCACCTACCCAGACATTACCTTTGCTAGTAAGTAGGCATACAGAATTTCCGTTATACCAAATTCTGACAAAATACTCATCAGCAGCCATGCCGCCAAATTCCATGCTTAACATAGTCATGTTGTGAGGCTGGTCGTTGTAGTTACCCGTAGCGATACTGCCTAGACCTTGGTAAGCGTAGCCGACATTCATAGGCTCGTAGTTAGTGTTAATCCACTTTATACAAGTATTATTGCTGGCATAGTCGTTTCTGTCACGTTTGACAGGACCACACGCTCCGTTTGGCATTCCGTCATATGGTATCCAATTTGCGCTGGCTCCTGACTTACCATTGTACTGAGCAAGCCACGGGTACTTACCATCAGTACCATACAAAACAGTAGCATTACTTTTTGCATAGGCTGGTATGTTAGTGCCTAAAATAAGTTGTGTGTCAAAGCCTGTTACGTTGCCATAGCCTAGTGTGTTAGCTGCTGTAACTTTAAGACCTTGTCCTACTGACCCGGCAGCTAGTCTAATGCTGCTAGACCCATCGTGGGTCATCATATCACCAGCAGTGGTTAACGGTGTTGCACCGTCTGCCATTAAATCCCAGTGTGCGCTGTTAGACGCAGACGGAGCTGCTGCTGCTGTTCCAGTTTTTGCCGTTGCGTTTACATATACCCAGCTAGAGCCAGAGTATGAAACCACGTCATTTAGGCTGTAAGTTGTCCCGGTAGCAAACGCCCCGGTCCAGTTAAACCTAATTTTCCCGATGTCGATTGTAGCCAAAATAATCTCCTTTCACGATTAAGGTGTTGTTACCACCAAATTACCGGATGCGTTTATCGAAAATGTCATACCTAATGATGCGTATTGCACATCAACATAGTCACTCTGAGTAAAAGTCTCAGACCCACCTGCCGTAGTGACATCTACCTTCAGACTAGCGCCATCCGTGCGAAAGCCGTAGAAGCAAGCGTTGTTAACAGTCCCTGCGTTAGCCGTAATCGCCTCTTGCACACGCAAAGGGGTCATACCTACAACATTATCCGTGCCAGTGGTGGCTTCGGATGCTGTGGCTATTGCTGAGAATATCCCGTTACTACCGGATGGTCCGGTAGCTCCTGCGTTTCCGGCAGGTATACCTAATGTAAACGTAAGGTCTCCTGACGCTGCTGTAAATGTGACAGCCGCTGTTGGAGAAGCCCCTGCGCTTAAAGCTGAAGCAGATGCATTAGCGGTCAACACCCTGCCTGTAGTCGCTTCTGGTTCCCCGGTTGAGGTAAACCCTAAAATTTTGTTTGCTCTTGTTGCAGCCGTAGGAATAGTCGTGGATAAAGCGCTGTTATCAGATAAAGGTACTTTTAAAGCGGTGTCTGTACCACCAGCGTTATCTTGCACAATTTGAGTTAGTTTATCTAACGCACCTTCCAGAATTTCTGGCTGCACACCACCTAAGTTAGCTAAGTCAACGAGCTGCGTTCTAGGAACGCTTCTAGTAAGAGTTATAAATTGCCCAGCAGCAGGTGCAGAGCTAAAAATTACTTTTCCACCTGATGCGTCACCCACGCCAGTAACTGAGTAACTACCAGACGATACCGTACTGTCCACCCCAGCAGAGCTGGTTAGTGTCACAACTAAATGGTCGGCATCTTGTATCTGGAATGTGTAATCAAATTCCGTTACGCTTGAGCCTGTATTTAGCGGTCCTGTCTTCGCATTAACTGTTGCTATTGTCATATTTTATATTCTCCGACTAGTCACACCCTACATTAAATTTTTAAAATTGTCTACCAGACTAATCATTTAATCTCTTTTTAGCCTTTTCGTCTGTGTAGCCAGCCAAGTAGTCAAACCATGTTGGTTTTAAGTCATCGTCCATATCTTCGTCATTCTCTGCAATCCATGCAGATAGTCCTCTATTAAACTGGATTGCTCCCGGGAGACCCAGAATAACTCCTAGTGTAGAGATTAAAGGTTTTATCTTTTTAAGCTCTGGCTTGTCTTCTTCTTCAGCATCTTCATCAAAATAATATTCGTAGTTGTCCCCTATGTAGTCCACAGCTCGTATTAAGTTTTCTCCAAAGCTCTCTACGGGTGACATGCTGTAACCAAAATCACTTAACATGCCGCCAGCTATGTCCCTAACAAAAGGCACGGTCCCTGCTAATGTCCCAAAAGTTCTGGTGGCTAGCCATTGAGGTACTGAGTTAACTTTGTCACCGTCTTCGTCCTCTTCTTCAAAATCTGGTATTTTGTCTGTCAGTAAAGCTTGGGCTGCTTCAGCTACCGTAATCAAAACTATTATTCTAGCTGCTGCTCTAGCAACAGTTAGTGGGTTTTTAAATTTAACTTCACCTGTTATCTGCCTAGTCACTCCGTACAGCAAAGCAAAGAAACTGTAGAACATTGTAAAGATTTTCATAACACCAGCTTTACGCTGCACTGCATTTAAATCTTTAAGACCACCTGCTGTCTGTGAAATTCTAACTACTCTGTCTGCGTAGTTAGATGCTCCTTGCACGTTGTTAGGCTCAGCTCTTAATGCCCGGTTATACGCAGCTATCCATGTCGGCACATCAACACCGTACATCTGGATGCCAGCAATCGCTAACATAGCCATCTCTGAAACTCTGTTAGTTAACCCTTTTTTACCACTAAACTGACGTAATGCGTTCCGCACTTCTCTGTCTGTATTTTCCAGTCGGTGTCGCATCTCACCAGACAGGGCAAACATATTTTTACGCACTTCTGGGTCAAATGCAGTGGTCGCTCCTATAGCAAGGTCTTTAGCAACGACAGCAGCGCTTATAGGTCCATAGGTTGTATCAGCCATTAGCCTATCAATAGTTGCTGTGTATCCCAGCAATTGAGCTGCCATAGTGGTGTAAGACAAACCTAAGACGGCTACTGTGACGTTGTTACGCACAGCTAAGGCTACCTGTTCCCAATCCTTAACTGGTGTTTGATTTTCATTGTTGGAAGCAATCGCCCCTACCCATTCTTTAAGCTCGTTATAATATGCCGAGCCGACTTTTTCATTTACAACAGTCTCGATTTCTTTAGAGCCTAAAATCTTGTTTGCGTTACGCACTGCTTCGTAATGCGTAATAAAATGAATAGGACGGTTAAAGACAGACAGTAGCCGTTCAATTCTAAAATCGATAGGCGCTGAAAAGTTCTCTGACCTTTCTTTAGTCATAGAGCTGTTCAAAGAAGCTTTTAACGTCTGCGATTGAAACGCTGCTATAGCGTCCATCTTATCTATATTTTCTGCTGTGCTGCTTCGGCTATGGTCGTACATCATTGGGAAGTACCCACCTGTCCAAGTACCATGCCTGTTAGTGAATACTGTAGGTTCTACCCGAGCTGGTGACCTGCCGTTTTCTTGTCTGTAAATTGCGTCTACCGCTGGGAATAGCTCTTCAGATATAGTCCATATATCTTGGATAAGCTGCCATTCTTCTTTGGTTAACTGGTCTAGCGCTTTGTCGATTAGCTCTTTGTTAATCTTTCTTCCAACGCCTCGTTCACCTTCAATCATTTTGGTTAGGTTACTTTCGTTACCTATATTCAGCGCCATCATAATCAAAGCGCCACGCTGCCACGTCTCTCCCGGTAGCGCTAGCTCACCTACATCAACACGCTTTCCCAGAGCCTTCTTAACTTCTTTTGGAAGCGCTTCTAATTTCTGGTTAACCCGTTTAGCAATCTTATCTGTCAAATCGGATGAGGCTGCTGCTGCGTCTGCAAACGGCTGGTATACCGCTTGATGCCACGGACCATTAGCCTCACCGTCATCCATCATTTCTAATAGAAGTTCTACTTTTAAAAGCGCTGCATCTAGGTGAGCTAGTTTGATTGCACCCTTAGATATCAAACCTAAATCAGTGGTAGTAATATTTTTATCCCGAGCTTTTTTGGCTTTTGCTGTAGGACGGCTGGATAGTTTGGAGACCAGAGTAGCTATAACCTCTGCCCGGTCTCGCTTATCTTTACCGATTAGTAGTTTTTTCTTTAGCCTACCCTGCTTAATAATCGTCTGCACAGAGTTATATAAATCTTCAAAATCAGCTACTGACAAGTCGTTGTAATTTTTAACACGGTCTTCCTGTGCCAAAACTGCCGGATACTCAAAGATAGCCCCGTCTTTTGCTTCCGCATCTGCCATCCACCTAGCTAGAGCTTCTAGCTTCAATTTAGTACGTTTACGCTGACCCATCTTTGGACCTAGACTATAGATGTCCAAAATCTGGCGTACTCTGTCCATGTAGTCTGCATCGATGCCCGGGTGTTTTTTACGGTCACCTTTGTACTTAACCAAAGTAGACTTCTGAGTAGCAATAGTTTTTTGTAAGCGGATAGCTTCTTTTGCCATCTCGTAATTTACAAGCTGATTAAATTTATGTTTGTACGCACTTACCTTATCGCCAGCTCTTAAAGCTTTGCCAGCTTCCTTAGCTGCTTTTTTCTGAGCTGCCAAAAATAATGCAGGTTTTACTTCGCTAACTTTTTTGTTAAGCAAACGCTGTCTTGCCATTGCTCTTACAAATTTTAATTTGAAAGCAGTCTCGCTGGTACGCAGCGCATCTAGCTCTGCTTGTATTACTTCAGCTCTTAAATCCGTTTCATGCACACTGGCTATAGCTAGCTCGGTAGCATCTTCATTAACTACCGGACCTTCATCTATTAAAGCACCTGCTATCTTTTGGTTAACCAGCTCGTCAAACGGTACATACAAAGACAGCGCTTTCAACATTGCGTCAGCGTCTGGAAAACCAAAATACGCAGCTACCGCTCCCGGGGACGTGGTGTCTTTACCTGTTCCGTAAATAACTGAGGAACCTAACTTTGGTAGTTTAGCTAGAGCCTCTTTACCGCCTAGCATTTCGATTAACATTTTTCTATTAATCTTACCGACTTCTGGTTCTACTTTATTACCAAGAGGGTCCGTTCCTTTACTAAGACCGTGCATTAGTTTGTATAAAGGAAGCTCCGCTACTTGTGCTTCAATATCGGGGCGTAGTTGTTCTTCTCTGTTCTTACGCTCTTCTAGAGACGCACTTTCCAAATCTTTTAGTTTCTTAGATAGCTGTTTTGCCTTAGCTTGTGCTACTGCTCTTTCTGCTTTCTGTCGATATTCATTAAATTCTTTCTGGGTCATACCAGCTTCTGCCGCTGTCTCAAACATAGCAGCAAGCTTGTACTGGCTTTTCATTTCGGCAATTTCAGTATCAGTAGCTAGCATCCTATCCAACACGCCATCTACCTCTGGGCTAAACTTTACATCTAGACCATTATAGCCGCCCATACGTTTAATCGCCCGATAGACGCTAGTCATCCAAGCAGCAAAACGAGTAAAGGCATCTAGCAAAGTAAATGATGGAGCTTCACCTGTTTTTAAATAATTTTCAAAGCCCCGGGCAAACTGTTCATGCATAGCTATAGCGACATAGCGTGTAGTAGCATCGCCTCTAAGCTCCCCACTCATAATAAATTTCTTGAGCTGGTTCTCTGTCATGCTTTGTATTTTAGAAGCGGCATCGCTGTTTTTATCTTTTTTAGCTCGTTTGACTGCCTCTTCTCTAATTTGTTCAGTTCTGCCAGACCACCACCGTTTTACAGTGGTCCAATCTTTATCTAGCTTTCCCCCTACTTCCATAGCATCTTGCTTTAGCTGCTCTAACCAAAAATGCCCACTCTCATGTAAAAATGTACTTCTATCTGCGCTTTCAAAAATTTGAATAAGCGAAACAGGTTTACCGTTTTGGTCTTGTATCTGGTCTTTAGGTGTAAACGTACCACCTGTGTTAGTCTGTCTGGTTTGTTCTAGCGTCAACCCTTCTGAGCCGGGTAGCTGCGCTAAGGTAGTGTCTACAGTAGGTTCCCCTGTTGTAACAAATTCTAGCGGCATCAGGTCTACCTTTTGCTCGGCAAATTCCCGTTCAGATAATTTCTTACCCTTGGCATCCGGGTTAAAATTAGTCCAGCTATTTTGTCCTCTTGTCTCTGAGGTCAGCGCCCACCTAGCCCATGGGCTTCGGGTCATTAGCATATGGTTGCGCCACGCAGCTTCTTCGCCTAATGGTCCAAAGCCTACCGTACTCATTGTGTGTGCGTAGTAATCGTGTACCGCTCTTAACAAATCATTCATCAGTAGTGGCTGTCCGTTTACATCAACACGCCCACTGTCACGCAATAACGGGTGGTCTTCATACACCACCCCTTCCGGTCCGAATGACCCGGGTTCTGTTTCTAATATAAATAGGTGATTGTTTTGGTTTATGTCTAAGCGCATTTTCTCAGACATAGCTGTACCAGTGTACGGCTCTTTAAAGTTTTTGATGTTGCCGTCTTTATCTCTTTTCTGCTGAAAGACTTCTACCTTGACAGGCAACGTATCAAACTGCTCTAGCAGTTCTACAATTAATTCTTCATAAGCACGTCTGACGTTAGGGTCAGCTAGATTGTCTAGCTGCATCGCCTCGTATGCTTCCATGATTTCTGTTTGAAGAGCTTCCTGAGCTGGTGTCATCTCACCAGCTTGCTCTGTGGGGTTTACGGTTTTCTTAGCTAAACGTGCAGCTAGTCTTATTGCTGTTTTGTTTGCTTGGTCTGTTTTCGGGGCTTGAAAGTTACCTCTGATTTCCCCGTAGCTATTTGTGGCTCCGTATCCTCTACCGTAAGCCCAGAGGCGTTCAACAGTCCGGGTAATCTTTCGTGCATTGCTTCCAATAAGTTTGTCGGCTCGTTGGATGGCGGTTTCAAATTCTTCGATTGCTTTTGCGTCATTTGGGTCTCCTAAGTAATACGCAAGCAGACTGCCGTCCCCACCTACGGAGAAACCGACTAGACCGCTCTCGTCTATTATTTTTGTCAGCTCTTGTTCATTGAGCTGGTCGTTCAGTTCGTATTTTATCACAGAAGTATTGAAACTTCCATCAGTATATTGATAACCTACTTTTTTCTTGTTTTTAGCTGGTGCTTCTCTAACGTGAATTTGCTCCTGATTAAACATCTCAGCAAACCTAGCCAGAGCTGCCAAAGCCCTTGGTTTGTCAGCATTAGTCATCTCAATGCTTAGGCTTAAAGACGGCTCAGCCTCGCCCCCATAAAAGCCGTAGCTAGGCACTTTGTTAATTACGACTAACGGGTTACCTTTTTTATCTACTAATCCAGAGGTGTGAAACTCTAGCGCATTAAAAGCAATTTCCTGTAGCGCTACAAATGCATCCCGGTCACCGCTCATAGCTGCTTTATGCAGATTATCTAAACCCGGTATGGTTCCGGTAGCTGAGGACAGACCTATCTGGATGCTGGTCTTTTCGCTTTCCCACTTTCTTTGCTTACGCAAATCGCCTAAACGCTTTGCTGTCTTCTTCAACAGAGCTAGGTCTTTGTCACTCATACCCTTAGTAACATCGCCTTTTTCATTAGAGCGTCCCGGGATAGAAGCAGCATTTAAATTTGCTAATTGCTGTTGATAGCCACCTGCTTCCAAAGCCGCCTTATACTCACCTACGTTTAGCAGCGTACTAAAATCAGGTACATCCCCAATCATTTCGTGAGTGAGGTCACCGTCTTCTAATATCTGTAGCTCTGTTCTGGTTTCGCCTTTAGCGCTAGCCCGTTCATACAGAGCCTTAGCCATAGACCAGATAGTCTCTTGGACTTCCATAGGGTCCATGTTTGCTTCAACCGCTGCTCTCCTCGCCAACACAGTCATAGCCATGTAACCCGGGCTTTTGCCGGGTCTAGCTATGTTAGCGTTTTGGCTGAATAACTGTTGGTCTACAAAACCCCAGTTTGCCATCCAAGCATCATTCGTAACCTCGCTCTCAAACCCTTGCAGGTTTAAGCTGAACGAGTTTACTTTAGGACCAGACAACGTGATAGCATCGTCAGGCGTAAGCAGCGCTATCATCGTGTTGTTTACCCAAGCGGATAAAACACTTGTCTCGCCTTTATCGCCTTGGACATTATCTGCCATTATCTTTTTAATGGTTGCTACGTCCTGTGGTCTCCCGGCAGCTACCCAGCCAGTCCATACATTCAGTGCGTTAATTAAATTACTTTCCACGCTAGTCTGTGGCGATAGAGCTGCTAGTAAAGCAGTAAACCTCGGTGCGTCTGCACCAAAAACAATATCCAAAGCTTGCTTGCTGCGTCTGTACCATCCTAGCTTGGCTCTACCAGCTCTGGCACTAGCGGCAGTCTCAGCCACGTTTGGTAAAGTTTTAAGTGTTTCTACTAGCTTAACTGCCTGTGCCGTTGTTAGAACCTGTATTTCGTCTGGCTGTAAAAAAGAAGCAATGGCAGAAAACCCCGGTACTTCCTTTCGTAAGGCTGCAAGTTTTTTCTTACTTTCTTTAGAAAGGGTCTGCTCTGGAGGAAAAACAGCCGGGGTCTTCTTATCGTTGACAGGGTTATTCTGGTCGACTTCAAACTTAGCTTCGGCTTCTTCTTGAGCAGCGTTGTTCAGCGCAGTCACAACCTCTTCATCAGTCATTGTAGTAACGTCTATACCAGCCTTACTAATATCATTTAGTATCTGCTGTTGTTTCTTGCTACGCAGTTTTTCTTCACCTGTCTTGGCAAATTGTGCGCCAGCTTTTATAGAGCCTTGGAAACTAAAACTACCTTCGCTTGTTTCTTTTAAATTACCCCCTACCCCAAAACTGGGCTTAACGGTAACCATATCTATAGCAACAGAGTTATCTGCTCTAGGCGCTGTTGTTAGGTTTAACGCTTCAACAACACCATCAACTACCCCTGTTTCATCAGTTGCTGGGTTAATGTCGTTGCCTACCACTACATCGCTTTTGCCAAGTGGGGTATAGTACAAAACTCTAGGTATAGTCTTATTAGCATTAGGTATGCTGTTACTATCCGGGTTAGCTACTGGTATATCTATTGTCTGACTAGACGCAGCTTCTACAGCACTGGTATTAGCCTCTGTAACACCATCTGGCACACCCTCGGTAGTAAGACTAGTACGGATGTCTTGAATGGTGCTTAAATCGGCTTCAGTGTAAATAGGTGCTGCTGCGGTGGTCCGTTGCACGTTAGTTGGTGCTTCAGACCCAGTTATAATCAAATTGTCTTCGTTGAATAATTTCATAGGACTGACGTACTCGCCAGTCTCTTCAGATATCCTAGCTGCTCGGACAGCGTATCTTTGTGCGGTCAACATTGACAGAAGCTCTGTTTGCTGGCTGTCAAAATTACCTGTCCGTCCAATCTGTTCTTTTATATTTTGCTCAATAGCTTTTGTGTCTGACACGGCTGCTGCTACATCAGCCTCATTCATAGAGGGTAGCTGTGTACTATTATCGGCTTCCTCTATAGTTTCATTAAGCTCTGTTTGTAGGTTAGCGTCAAAAGCTTCCAGCTCTGCCCCGGTCATACCGTCTGGGTCAGTTGTGGTGGACGTGGTGTGTAACTCCATAAATCCGTCAACACCAAGTATGTGCCGCACATAAGCGTCCGTATCTACAGCGATACGTTGTCCAGATGTAGCTGCCTCAGTAACTGCGTCTGCATCCAGTCCTAGTGTTTTTATTACGCTATCGCTATCAGGTCGGTCTTGGTCAAATTTAGTAAGTTTGTCAGCTTCTATATAAACAGTGTCTACGCCTTTTTCTTTTAACTGGTCGGCAATAACAGTAGACCCATCAATTAAGTCCTGACCTTCTTTGCTTAACTTGCCTTTGTTTTTCTCAATTATTTCCCCGGTGGCTAACCAGCTACGAACAGTTTCTGCGTCTCTTTTTCTGCCATGCCATGTAGCAGTAGCAGTGGCTATATCCAGCGGCATTGTTACTGTACCGCCAGCTACTTCTAGCACGACTTCATTCCAGTTAACTTTACCCACAGAAAATTTTTGGGCTAACCCTTCGCCTACGCCTTCAGCAGTTAAACTAGTCCCTACCTGAGCCGTTGTACCAGCCGCTACGCTTTTAGTTTTAGCAAGTTTAGATATAATACCAAATTGCACTAGCTGAGTAAGACCTATAGTCGTTCCTCTAATACGCCCAGTCTTAATAGCAAAATCCACAGCTTCTTTATCATTTATAAAAGC